AATATAGAAGTAGACAGGAATATCTTAGGTTCGCTACTGATAGACAAAAAGTCTTTGTCATTGGTTATCAACTACTTAAAAGAGGATATATTTTACGACTATAAACATCAAACGGTGTTTAGAGTCATTAAGGAGATGTATGATAAGAATATTCAGATAGATTTAACTACTGTATTCCAAAGATTAGTAGATAATAAACTAACGGATCAAGTGAATGCTTACTACCTTTCAGAGTTAACTAAGGATGTGGTAACAACTGCTCACTTAAACACCCATATAGAGTTAATTATAGAGTTATATAAAAGAAGAATCCTGGTCGACCTGGGGCGAGAAATGATGAATGGGGCGGTAGGCGGTCAGGTGGAAACCATAGACTTTATGGCTGAGATGAGCAAAAAACTCATCCAACTGCAAGAGTTTGGGAATATCTACGAGAAAATGATGGAAGATATTATTTTATCAATCAATTATTCTCGTGATACTGCTCAAAAAGGGGATTTATTGGGCTATAACACAGGTTTTATTGAGCTAAACAATACCTTATGTGGATGGGTTAAACCTGACTTAGTAATCGTAGCAGCAAGACCTGGAATGGGCAAGACAGCTTTCATGCTTTCTAGTATCTACCAACTAGCTTGTTTAAATAACGTTCCTACGGCTATTTTTAGCCTCGAAATGAGCTCCGAGCAGTTGGTTGAAAGGTTAGAGTCAATCAGCTCAGAACTGCCCTTAAAATGGCTTAGAATGAATAATATGGATGATGCACAAAGAAAGGTGCTTTTAAAGACAGATGATTTGTTATTAACTTCCCCCATACATATTGAAGATATGGGCGGTATAAGTGTAACCCAACTTAGAGCTAAAGCCACTATCATGAAGCAGAAGTATGGAATCAAGGTGATTTTTATTGATTACCTCCAACTAATGAGTGGAACAGGCAAATCAAACCAAAACAGAGAGCAAGAGGTGAGCTACATTAGTAGAAGCCTAAAAGCCCTAGCTAAGGAGTTGGAAGTACCTATTATCGCCCTATCTCAATTATCTCGTAGAGTAGAGGAAAGGGGAGATAAGATGCCTCAGTTATCTGACCTAAGAGAATCAGGATCGATTGAACAAGATGCTGATGCGGTTATTATGCTCATGCGACCTGCTTACTATGAAATGACTGAAGCTATTGAGATTGGAGGTAAGGAATATTCTCCAAAGGATTTAGTGGTTTGTAAAGTGGAGAAGAACAGGCATGGAAGTACCAAAAACATAGCATTAAGATTTTTACCTGAAACAATGAAATTTGAAGATTATGCATAAAGAAAATATGATAGAAAACCTAAACATACACGACCATCATAAAATACTTGCCATAAAAGCATTAGATTGTTCTAAAACAATTAAAGAGGCTGCTAATAAGATAGGTATAACGGATAGAACCCTTTATAGATGGATAAAGATATTTGATATTGATTTTGATGAAAATAAATACGTAATTAATAAAAACAAATAACCTATGCCACAGTATAGAAAAAAACCAATAGTAATAGAAGCAGTTCAGTTAACAGAAGATAACATAGATGCTTTAATTGGATTTTGTGGAGATAAAATAAAAGCACATCCGTTGACTGGAGTGGTAATTGAAACATTAGAGGGTAATATGTTAGCAAGTGCAGGTGATTATATTATCAAGGGAGTTAAGGGTGAATTTTATCCTTGCAAACCAGATATTTTTGAACAGACTTATGAAGAAGTTAAATAATATAAAAAAAATCTAGGTATATACATGGAGTTGAAACCAGCGAAGTATATACACAATGATACACCACCCATCAGGCTTAAGACTCAGGGAGATGTATCTGATACTTAACCAAAACAAATAATTATGGATAAAGAATTGCAAGAATTAAGGCATCAATTATGTATAATTAATTCATTTTATAAATCAATAAATGTTTTTAGAATTTTAAATAAATCAAGATTTCATACTTATTTATCAAGAGGATTTAATAAAAAAGAAAATAGATTAAAATTAAAAAAAGCAACCAAAACAAATAACCTATGAAACTAGGAGAAAAACAAATAGCATATATAAAGGGTTATGCTATGGCAATACAAGATGTTATGGTTGTTTTGACAGGCGAAAACTCTTGTGCAAAATCTTATGACCCATTACAAGTAGATGATGTTTATTTACATTCTTACGCATTTAATTTAAAAGATGGAGGTAGGCATCATCCACTTTCTGATTATAAATCTATACAAGAAATAACTGATTTAATGTTAGACGAAGGAATTAATTGGATAAATAATAATAAAACTAATAACAATGAAAGAACTACTACTGATAATGATAGAGTTTACTAGGCTAATATTTGGTGCATTAATAGGCTTATTCCTTTTGGGAACATTAGGTTTAATAGCAATAGTTTTAATACTTATAAAAAAATTCAAATGAAACAAGTTTACGTTGAAAACAATTTAGGAGAAGGATTTGAACATGATTATGATATCATGTATGAAGATGACAAAAGAGTTGTATTTTATTCTAATAGTCCTGAATGGGCTGATAGATTAAAAGGTACAGCTTATGGTCATATCAAAGAGCATGGTGATGGAGTAAAGATTAAGATTGGCAAAGAAACCATAGACTTAGACTTTTGTGATTACCTTGTTCTAAAAATCTTGATAGCTTCTGATTTAAACGACACAGATTCTTTTGAGATTAGAGAATCTAAAACTATTAAAAAATGGGGCAACGCAGAGGATATAGAAATAGACGGAAGTTTGAAATAGAGCAAGCTAAGGCTAAGGATGGAACTTACCAGGCTATTAAACTATTCGCTAAGAACACCAAGATAATCGTGATTCACCAAACTGAAGCACTAAAGAAAAAGTATTTTTTACTAGAGTATGAGAACAATGGGTTACCTAGTGGTATAGCAGATAGTAGAGCTGAGTTCTTTGCTTTTAATTTAGATTTAAGGGATAGGATAGTGTTTATTAGAGCAGAGTTTTTAAGAGCTAAAGCAAGAAGATATTTTCGTATTGGAGAAACCAAAGAAAAGGATGGAATCAAATATGTAAAGATGCCAACTGAGGAATTAATCAGATGGTACTAATTATATATTAAATATATTTATGTAATTTTGAACTTATGGCATACCACACAGCTAGTGAACTAACCAAAATGATGTTAGAGTATTTAAGGGATAATGGCAATGATGTATGGAGGAATAATAACCTTGCCGTTAGAGGTAGAACGTTTATAGGAAGGAAAGGAGTACCCGATATTATTGGTTATAGCAAGAAGTATGGCACATTTGTTGCTTGTGAAGTAAAAGCAATAGGCGATAAAATATCATCAGAGCAGTTGATGTTTTTAAATGAATTAGCTTATGCAGGAGGGATAGCAATGATATGTAAGCAGATAAGGGATGAAAGAATCATAATTAACATATTTAAAGATGGCGAAGCATACGAGTGGGAACTCATCGAAGGTGAACTTCGGAAAACGCAAAATGGGTAAAGCAAAAAAAAGTTATAACAAGCATAGTCCTAGACCAAAACCTAGTCGAGGTCAAGGAAAATAATTAATAATCAAAAATAAACAACATGGCAGCAGGTAAAGAAAAGGTTTTCTTAGGCAGATCACAGACTATGAAAACAGCGTTCGGTGAATTTAAAAAAGTTTCATTCGGACCAGATGATTTAAAGAAGATGAGTGACTTCGCAACAACTAACAATGGTTGGTGCAACATCTTAATCAAAGAAAAAAAAGGAGCTACTCCTGGTGAAGCTGGATTCTATATCGAGCTTGATACTTGGAAGGCTGATGGTAAACCAAAAGAAAAATTGCCTTTCTAATGAAACTCATAAAAGATTTCACTCTTAATTTGTTAGTCTTATTGGTAGTTGTATATTTGCCTTATGCTTTTGTGTTAGGTGATTTCAACCCAATGAATTGGCATTGGATAACAAGAGCAGTATATGTGCTTACGTTAATAGCGTTGATGACTTATGCTATTCAAGAGTATAGAAAAAAATAGTTTGTGTTTTGTGTTAATAGTTATCCCTCACCCTTAAATAAGGTGGGGGTTTTTTCTAATAAAGAAGCCCAGGTAGAAACCTAGGCTTGATTTTCCTTTATTATGCGTATGTCCTTCAAGACTCAAAGGTAATAATTACTAAATAACTACCAAAAAAAACCTACTCTTTTTTAAGGAGTAGGTAAACCAAAAACCACCAACTATGAGAGCTTCTTATGATTGCCTATTTGTTTTATCGTAAAACTTGGTAAGGATACTTCCGTAAAGCATAGCCTTATACCTAGCTATAAATGAATCTGAACTCTCGTTTATGTAGAAGTAATCTTGGGATTGCATATATACAAAGCATCTATCTTCGTATTCTTCATCATTTGTAACAGATTCTACAAGATGAATATTAATGTAGGCATCTGTTTGCTCAACACTTTCTCCATACTCATAGCTATCATCCTCTGTTAATTGTACGATGTGCATTAACATCTTTAGCACTTTCTTTTATAATGATTAATCTCAGCTTCATCATGACCTCGTTTAATCGCTGTTCTAAGATTCTTTGTTCTAACTTTAAACTTTTGATTACTTCATCAGGTTGTTGATTGCTCATACAAATTTACATTTTAATTATTATAGAAATAAAAAGTGCATACCATATTGATTATCAATACAATACACACTTTTGTGTTTACTAACTATGATCTATTTTTTGGGTAACCTTATTATCTTACTGCCTAGTGGCATAGGTACGAATATAGCAATTCTTCCGCTATCTAAAACCACTCCGCAGCCAAGTGTTGGTCTTTTGGGGAAAGGTCGTGAATATTCCATTGCATAAGCATTAATATCGATGCCACAACCTACGTTCATACCGAATATCATATCCTTATCACTTGAGGAGTACAAAACTCCCCCAAAGGAGTGAATATGACCTATAACAGTAGATTGCCTACAATCTCTTGCTCTATTAATAGCTCCTGCTTGTCCTGATGAACCTGTACCATGGGTATATAAAACCCCATCCATTTCCCATTCTAAAGCCCATTTCCAGCCTCTAGGAGCTTCCCAAGCATCTTCATAGGATTTAATAAAACGGCTCGGCAAACCGCTTGTAATGGCTTTTCTTTTGTGTAGGGCACTATGGTTACCTATGCAGACTTTTACATTAGGAAAACGCTTGTACCAAACATTTAATTGTTGTAGGGCTAATTGAGCTTCTTTGGAAGCAGATTCTCCATTGGGATTCGTTTCATGATAAGAGATGGCGTGATTGTCTACCTCATCTCCAATGTGGACTATTTCAGAACATTGGAACTTGTTAAAAACCTCATAACAAAAGTCGAGGTATTTAGGATGGCAGAATGGGAAGTGAGTATCGCCTATAATCCCCACATTTTTGGTTTTGCTCATATTGGTTGGGTTGGTTAGTTATTTGAATGCAGAGTAAACTGTTTTTCCGTTTACCTTTAAAGCTCTCAATACTTGTTTTCTATTCTTGCCATCATTATAAGATACATGAACCCAATCAGGTTTACTTGTATCTCCCATCTCCCAAATTAATTGGTCGAACTCAAGGTTATCTTTAATAAAATGGAATATTTCTACGTTGCTAGAGTTAGGCATATCATCCTGGTCAATGTCAGCAGCTTTGCCTTCGCAATGTTGTGAGCTTAAAGCTCCTCCTATATAATGGTTTAATACTTTACTTCTATAGCCACTAGAGATGTTTAGTGGACCGAATTTAACTCTTACAGGCTCTAATACTTGATTACATAAAACTGTGATATTCATTAGATGCTCTGGAGTTGGATCATTAGATACTCCATGTCTTTTAGCAGATTCAGAACGAGTAAACTCTGCTAGGCTAAAGTGAGTTGTGATTTGCATTCTTTCTGTTTTTAGTTGACTTGCTAATCAATTTTGTCTTTACGAAATTATAGATTTGTAATGACAACCAAATTATGGAAAGAATATTTACTATTAGTTGGGTATAAGGGCTTACCTTAACCACTTCCATAAACGATAACCAAGAGATAGCTGTGGAAGCTACACCAACTGAAGATATTTCAGTAGAGTCTGTAATATTATGCATCAGGTTTCTTTTCAAAGATTTGATTAATTGTTGTTAAACCCAAGGCAACCCCTGAGAAAGTAAGTAAGCCATTAAATGACCACTCTTTAATATCGTACTTAATAGATAAATAAGCTAACACTACACCATTTAATAAGGCGAATAATCCTGCTACTCTTTTAGAGGATACCTCCTTATCATTTGAAATCATTTTCTTAATAAACTGCATCATTTTCCTAACTTTAAATATACGCTACCTGAGTAGCCAACATTATAATTTTTACTAATATCTACACTAAAGCCTATTAGAGCCTTATTTTTGGCATTTAGCATCAAGGAAGGACTTAGTACTTCCAAGCCATTAGATGGTTTAAAATCGCCTCTAATACCCCAAAAAAGGGCATACTTAGGTTTTTCAGCGTAGAACTCTTTAGTTAAGATGGTTTTTTCGGTTATTTTGGCTTTAAACCCCCTTGAAATGATCCTATTTTGACTGATAGTATCATCTATGACAAAGATATTAGAATCTTTCTTAATAGTGTCAGAATAAGCCTTTACTTGGTTATAATCAGATACAATGCGTATCGTATCGGATATGTGCGTATAAATAGTATCTAAAACCTTATAGGGGATAGAATCCCCTTTTTTGTACAAATTTATGTACATATTTTTGTACATAGTATCGTGAATAGTAATTACTTTTTTGTATTTAGATGGATCGAAAGTATTGTCTATTTGCTTCGGTTTAAGTAAAAAATATAGCCACAACACTAAAAGCATTATGGCTATGAATAAGATATTGTTCTTAACGAACGACATTACAATTCTTCTTCTTCTTCTTCTTTTACAAATGTGATACCTGTAACCCAATCTTCTAGGAAAGTAAAGTTCTCTAACCCTTTTGGATTTAATACCTCAATAGGTTTAAACTCAAACTCTTTTTCGCCTAGTTCAGTTACTTGTTTAGTTAGGTTCTTGATAGCTTCTTTAGTGAACTTGTAGCCATTTTTGTCATCAAGAATTAAGCAATCGTTACTATCTACTTGTGCATTATCTAATCTCAATCCTTCAACTTCTGCTTGATATGCCTCGTGATGTGATTTTACTTTTTCATAAATACGGAAAAGTTTTTTCTGCGTACGGCTTTCTTGACTACCTATAACGGCATTTAAGTTAGCTACTAATTGGTTTAATTGATTGTACTTCTTCATATTGGTTTATTTTTTACAAATATAGGTTAATTGTTATAGGTTTGGTTAGTATTGTATTACTTCGGTTTTATATAATTGTTCTGCCTTATAAGCCTTATAATATTTTTTAGCATCATCTAAACTCGTAAAAGTACATTTTACACCATTCCTTTTATTACCTATTGCAATCCAACCAAACAAAAATGTTTTTTTCTGAATTTGATAATACAATTCTCTTTCTAGTGAATCCGTAATTTTTACTAATCTTAATTTGCTCATAATATTGGTTTTGCCAAAATTATAACTATTCCGTTACTCCAGCAACTACTTCCGTAGGTACTTCAGCAACAGGAGGTACATAATCTCCTACGATTGTAAGGTTAAGACTATTTGCTACAAATTCCCAAGCATAAGAATCATTAGCACCCCATTTAGCATAATCTTCGCCTTGCATTAATAAATTGCCTTGTGCAAGTTGTGTTTGGTTAGCATCTAATATACCCCACCAAAAAGTAGCATATTGCCCTAAAGTTACATTAATGGCATAAGCATTTAAGATTACACCTTCTTTGGATTGTCCATTGTTCCAAATGTTTACTGGTTCAATTTGTTTCATTTTTATTTATTTTTTAAAGTTTCTATTTCTGCTTTTAATTCTTGTACTGCCTTAATTAACATAGGTACGAATACGGAATATTTAACACCTTTGATTTTTACGTTCTCGCCTAAATTGGTAGATTCTTCAATCATATTAGGGAATATTTCTTCTAATTCTTGTGATATTACACCTAATTGCTTTGTTTTTTCTCCTTTAAGGTTATAGTTTCTAACCTTTACTTTTAATAAATCATCTAGTTTAGGAGTTGCATCGGTAATATTTTCTTTTAATCTAGCATCTGATATTGCACCATAAGAGTTATTGGTATTTTGAATATTACCATTAGAGAATATCTTTAAGGCAACTGTTGATGTAGATTGCTGTCCGTAAAAGAAATAAGAACCTGTGCCACCTGTTGCAGTCATAGAAGCTACTACGCAAGACTTGGTATAAGTTGCACCTGTATTATTAAATACAAACATATCTACGTTAGAAGGCACTACGGCTGCAATGGTACTTGTAGCTACAATGCTTCCGTTAACTTGTAAAGCATTTGAACCATCATCGGTTGCACCATTTACCATTAATCTTGAACTAAATGTAGCAGCACCAGCACTTGTTAATGTAAATATGGGTGTAGTATAAGTAGCTCCTCCACTTGTTGTTGATGGAGTTATTTGAAATGCGTTTGATACAGTATTATCTTTACTTATTTGCCAGTTTACTGCTGTTCCTGCTGTACCACCTCTTAATTCTATTGAATTAAAATTTGATACTGCTCCTGCATTTGAAAATATTGCAGATAAATTTGATGAATTTGAAAACGTACTTGTTGCATTTGCTGTTAAAGCACCATTTGCCGTTACACTACTTGAGAATGTAGCAGCACTACTTGAATTAAATACTAAAGCATCTACTCCATTATTTCTTAAAACAAAACTACCTGCACCACTTCCATAAGTTGTACCTGCAGTATTTAAAGTCCAACTTCTGCCACTTGTTTCAGTTGATGCTATTGTTAATGTAGTTTGAGCGGCAGTAGTTGATGTAATATTAGCTGCAGTTACTGATGAACTAAATGTAGCAGCACCTGATGAGGCTAGTGATAAAGCAGTTGTATTGTTTGTTTTTATGTTTAATGTATGCGAAGTGCTTGTACCAAAGTTCATTGATGTATTAGCATCATTATAAGTCATATCAGCAGACACCGAACCACCTATCCTTTGCCAAGTTGCAATAGCAACAGTTCCACTTGCAGTATATGAAGCAGCAAACCTTCCTGTACCATTTACATCAAGTTTATAGCCTGAATCGGTAGTAGTTCCTATTAGTACATTGCCACCACTTGTTATACGCATTCTTTCGGTAGGACTTCCTGCATATGTTGTCCAAAATACTAAATCAGTAGGATTATTAGATGCTGCACTATTAGTAGCGTAAATACCTGCACCTCCTGTAAATGTTGTTGTTCCTCCGTTATTAGAAACAGTTAATGAAGTAGATGTAGCACCAAATGAAATTCCTGATGCTTTTGGATAAGAACCGCCTGTTCCGTGTGTAGCAGCAATTGTTGAACCTCCTTGAGAAGTATAAACATCTAATATTGCGTTTGGACTTGTAGTACCTATACCTACGTTGCCTGAATTGGTAAGGCGCATTTTCTCACTTCCATTTGTAAGAAAAGTAATAACGCTACTTGTATCTAACTGAGTACTGCTTGTTGTAAAAGCCAAAAATCTTGTACCATCTTGACCCTTTAGACCATAACCTACATTGTTTGTCCAAGTTAAGTCATTGGCAATAGTCATTCCCCCCGAAGTGTTAACGCTATTTGTTCCTGTTATGCTTAATGCTGTTACACTACTACTAAATGTAGCACTCGTTCCATTCAATCCACCGCCTAATGTAACTGTTCCTGTACCTGTTGCAATAGGGTTGTTCGTTAATGTATTTAAATTTAAAGTAAGGGCTTCTATAAAACCACCTACATAAGCTGATTCAGCATAATTTACAAAATCAATTCTTGCTGCATCTGCTCTTAATCTTGTTCTAAATGTTGAGCCATTTGTAATAAATGTATTACCTGTAAGTATTCCCCCTGTTAATGGTAGGTAACCACTTAATGCTGAACCATAATTAGGAATATTTAAAGTAGTTCCTACTAATGTAGCTGCACCACTTGAGCCTGTAGTTGTAAGCGTTATTGTTCCTTGCTTATTGTTAAAAGTATTCCAATCCGTTGAACTTAAATAACCACTTGTTGAAGTAGTCGCTTGACTTATTGAAATAACATTTGATGTAATACTTAAAGGACTTGTTGCACTTGTGATTCTATTTGTATAAGCGGTGTCCCAATTTGTTTGTGATGCCGTTGTAGGTAAAGAATACCCTGCTGCAAAAGCTAAAGCCAATGTTCCGCTACTTGTTACAGGAGTCCCTGAAACACTAAACCCTGTCGGTGCTGATAACCCAACCGAAGTAACTGTTCCTGTGTACGCATCCGTATATTGAGGGATATTTAATACTCCTGTTGTTGAATTATAAGTCGCTGCTCCGCTAGTTCCTGTTGTAGTTAAACTAATAGCTGCTCTTGCTAAAGCATCGGTGTATTGTGTTATTGTATTTGTAATAACTCCTGTTGTAGAATTATAACTAATGCCTGTGCCTCCACTTATAGCAGCACGAGCCATTGCATCCGTATATTGAGTAATCGTAGATGTTATAACACCTGTTGTGTTGTTATAACTTATTCCTGCACCTGCTGATAAACTAGCAAGAGTAATAAAGTTTGCTCCATTTGTTAATTGGCTTGTATTAGTCGGTATTGTTATAACCCCTGTTGTAGAGTTATAAGCACCACTACCTGCCGTAAAACTTAACGCTGCTCTTGAACGAGCATCGGTATAATAAAGCCTTGTTCCTTCTGTTACTAAAGTTGTTGTATAATCTCCACTTTGAGCAGTAACCGCACCTGTTCTACCGAATACCGAAGTAACTGGATATGATATGTCGCTTGTTAATGCTAAAGTTCCACTTGCATTAGGAAAAGTATAACTCCTATTAGCGGTGTTTGCATTAGAAACTAAAGTCGTTAAATATAAGTTATCGTTTTGCCATCCTAGATTACCATTAACATCCGCAAAGATTAAACTTTCATTCGCACTACCTGTTGGGCTTGCCGTTTGATGTTTTAACCCTAAATGACCTGCTCCTGCCGTTCCCTTAACATGTAATGCTTGTGCGTTTAAAACGTGCGTTCCTAAATCCACATCCGCAGTAGCACCTGTATAAGGTACATATCCTGTTAAAGCAGGGAAGGTTTGTAAAGCACCTGTACCATCTATATATTGAGATGAAGTTCCTGCACCTGTTACATTTATGCTTCCATTAGCCGTTAGAGGCGAATTAGCGACACTAAATGCAGAAGGCATAGATAAACCTATGCTCGTAATTAAAGTCGGAAATGTGGTCAAATTTCCTGCACCATTTACATATTGACCTGAAGTACCTGCAAAGGCAAAAGCTAAAGTTCCTGCCGTAGTTATCGGAGAACCTGTTAAACCGATGGCATTTCCTGTAATAGAAGCACCAACCGAAGTAACTGTTCCATTTTGTCCGTTTGATTTCTGCCAAGTTCCACTTCCGTATAACACCCAATCCCCTACCGCAAAAGTAACAGGACCAGCACCAAAGTTCACAGTTCCTGCAACATTACAAATGTACATATCCCCTGCATCTCCTACACCATTCGTTAAGGTTGGAGTATTCGTAGCAGCGTTCCAAGTACCCAAATAAGTTACTACCGATGAAGGTAATTGAGATACAGGTACTTTACCACCACTATCAAGGGTTGCCACACCATTGGCTGCTCCTAAAGGAACTGAACCCAAAACCCCTGCACTTCCTGTTATTACACCTTCTAAACTTCTGACTTTTGCACCTGATGTTATTACTATTTGATTGCTCATTCTTTAATTTTTTCTATTGAAATAATGCTCTTACATATTCCCCACTATCCAACACTCTACTAAACGTTAAAATGCCTGTTGAACTTACCCATTTAACTTCTTCATTGACTGGAGTTCCTGATGATAATATATTTTGAACATCCACACCACCACGAGAAACATATAGACAACTCTTGCCAATCATATCAGTCCAAGTAATAGTTGTTTCGCCACCTGATGCCGTATAACCTTTAGTATATATTAAACCACCTGCAACAATAACTACACCACTTGGATTGATAGTTGTTCCTGTCGTTCCATATGCTCCTGTCCCTTGAAGAGAAACCGAGTATGTTCCGATGTCTTTATAAGGTGCATTTAATTGCAAACTTGTTAGATTACAATTACCACTAATTATGACTAAACCATCATCTCCATTATCCACTACAAACTTTACTAAAATTGTAGTTCTGTTTTGTTGTTGTTGTAACAAAAAAAGATAGCCGTAACCATCTAAAGTAATTAAACCATCACAAGTAACATTCCACGTTGCTATATCATTTTTATATTCACGATACCAAGCCGACGTTTGACTTGTAACTTCTTTTTGGTCCACATTAACACTAAATGTGCAATTTGTAGAACACGAAAAAGGTATATCCCTTCCTGTTGGATAAGTTTCGGAAGGTGGCTCGTGATAATAGAGCATTATATTTTTACCAATTACTTTGTCTGCCATATTACAAATTTAATATTTAAAAATTAGTTGTTTGGTAGAAATATTTTTTTTCGTTAGTTGCAGCTATTTCATAATTTGATATTTGTAATAAAGTCGCCTGAGTTTCATCTTTTGCGTAATCAATAGTGCAATTTCCTAACATATAACCATAAGAACTAATATTAATTGAAGCTGGGTCAGTATCAGTTGCAAACATCAATTTTGAAGCATCTAACAAAGGATAATCTGCATTTGTAGTATAAAAACTACTCAAATTACAATCTACATTAATAATATTTTTACCAAATATATTGATGTATTGTTGTACAATCAATTCTTGTAAAGTTCCAAAGTAATTAACTGTATCTATCCCATATCTTCTCCAAATATCCGCCTGTGAACCATCTGCCAATAATAATACACCTTTTGCAGAAGGATATTCAGCTACACCAACATCTCCACCAAAGAAACCAAATGGCAATAATATTTCTTTAACATATTGAGTGCTATCATTAATAAATGCTTGATAACGATACTTTTCAATATTAGATTGAATTTGTAAATGGAAATTGCCAATTGATAAGAATGTTGGTCCACCTTCTTCTAATCTATATTTAAAAGATAATTGCCCTCCAATTGGAAAAGGAGATGAACTAATACTTAATACAAAAGGTTCTGCAATATCTCCCTTTAATGTTGAATAAGCACTATATGCAGTAACACTATTTTGCCATTCTGCATCACTATTTAAATACCAAGTAGTAATACCATTTGTTATTGTAATATCTATTGTACCAATTACCGCAGTAGTCACTTCCGTTTGTATTGTCATTGATAATTTAAAGCAATCTCCTTGCCTCACCTGTGGCATATAATTACTTTGAATACTTGCAAATGTAGAACTTGGAGTTACACCATTTGTTAATTCAAATGTATTATAAACACTTTCTGCATCTTCTATTAAAGCTATTGTTGAATCAGGACCAACCGCAGTAGTCCAATAATCTGCGTTTCCGCTTGTTATTTGCTTTAATGTCCAATTAGCTATATAATTATTAGCCATTTCAACATTTGCTTGAGATATAACCTTATTAAATCCTTTTTTGAGTAATTTGAATTGACTATTGTCAATAAAATATAAATCTGAAGTATTTGCTAAATATGGTTGTATTTCGCTTGATGTATTTATTTGATTGCCATCTCCATTATTAATAGGAATTAATAAATTAGAATATTCCGTATAATAAGAATTTACTTCACTAAATTCATTTATAGCAACTATCCACCATTTACCTTTTGCTTGAAATATTCTACATCCAAAAGACCTAGCTATTTGGCTTAAAATATCTAAACAATTAATAAATGTTTCATCACTATTCATAAATGTTCTAAATGGTAGATATGTTTGATTAAATGGTTCATTGTTTGTATTATCTGCTCTTGTATTCATTCCAGCTGCGAAATAAGAACACATTGTTACTATATTTCTATTTGTAGGAAATTGCGTAGCATTAAAACAAGCATACATATAAACCAATAATGACCTTGTTTCATTACATCCCAACCAAGTAAATTCTTCAATTGGAAAAGGAATATCTTGCAACATACCTAAACCATCAACTGCATTAAAACTTAATTCTTTAATACCTGTTGAATAAGATATATAAACATTATCATTTAAAACCCAACCAACCCACTCAATTACACCATTAACTAACATTTCTACATAAAGAAATCTATCATTAATATTTGTAAAATCTAAAACCTCACTTGTATTATCAGTAATGTCAATTGTAATACCTAATTGACTTGCTAAGATAGGTTCAAATGGGTCATCTGATTGTGGAATATATTGTAAATTGATATCAATTCCTTGAAATTCAATTATTTCCTCGCCAGTATAACCATCTTGGTAAATCTTAATGACAACATCTTTATCAGGTTTAGTAGCGTATGTTATTTGATATTTTTGTCCGTATGCCATTATTTTCCTCTCCTTAAGTTTAAGTTTTGTTGAGACCTAGTTGTTGCTAAAACTAAATTACTTCCTTTTAATAAAAACTCTCCAATTAAACCACCACCTTGTCCAAATGATGCTGCACCTAAATCTAAACCTGCTAAGGCTGGAGTTCCTAAACCTAAAGCACTTAAAATAGCTTTAAATATTAATGTTTGTGCAACCAATTCAACTAATTGAATTAATATATTTTTAAATGTTTCTGCTAATGCTTCTCCAAAATCTTGTCCATTAACAAAAGATTCAAATAAACCATTAAAAGCACTTCCAGCAATATTTGCTAATTCATTTGTCAATTGCATAGCTTGGTCTAACACTTCAAATTGTCTTGTTAAATCCATTAATGCTTGTGCATCCAATATTCCTTGTGCTGGTTGTATTCCACCTTCAGGTAATGTTTGTGGTGCTTGTGTAGGTTGTATTGGATTTACTACTTGTGGAACATTTGCACCATTCATTTGTGGAAGTCCAGCATAACTTATTTTGGTTAAATCTGCAACTATCTTACCTGTAACCTCTTTTAATTGTTTTGCACCATTTGTTATTGGATTAAATGGATTTGTAGCAGAAGCCGTAACTGTTTGTTTTAATGAATCATTTAAATTACCAATCTGAATTTCTAATTCACACACAGCATCAGTTGCTTCAACATATCTATCTTTAGACTTTTGTATTATTCCATTTTGAACAATAGAAGCATCAACATAACCATTAGTCATATTTTTAGATACTTCTAATGAATTGTTATATTCTTTTGCAGCTTTAGCAGCTTTTTCGGTTGTATTAGTTAATTCTATTTGCTTATTGGCAATTTCATCTACATATCGTGATGTTATTGCTTGTGCAATTAATGCTTGTGTATATAAATCAACTGCTGCACGTGCTTGGTCAGTTGTAGTAATTGTTTGAGCATAAGCAGAATTTACTTTTGCTAATTCACTAACAACAAACTTTAATGCGTTTGCCCTTTTATCTTCAGAAATTGTAACGTTATCAGCAATACCTAAATATGCTTGTAATTTTATTCCTGTTTCACTCGCCGATGCTTTTGCCTTATCTAAACTTTGAGCAAACTTATCTTCAGCTTTACTTGCTTCAGTTGTACCATTGATGAAACTTGCTATTTTAGGACCGAATGCGACAATGATAGATGAAACAGCACCCAAAGCTAAACCAATACCTGCTGGACCCATTAAACCTTGTGCCATTGCTTTTAAAGCACTACCTGTACTACCTGCTTCCTTTTGTAAACGTTGAAATGATTCTAATAAAGGGTTTAAGTTATTCGCAATACCAATAAATCCATATGGAGCATCCTGTGCAACTCTTGACAAGTTTGTTAAAGCATTTGTTGCTTGATTACTTGTATTTGGTAATTGTTTAAACGCATTACCCAAATTATTAGTTGCGGTAATCGTTTGTTGTATATTATTAACGGCATCTTTATTATCTGCCGTAATCGTAATCTTAAGAGTTTCTTGTGCCATTTTTTTAATTTACTCCGTACAACTTTAGTGTCCTTTTAAATTGGTCATCCGTTAGCTTTGGCGATTCATCTTCTACTTCATCACTTGGAAGTGGGAAAAAGGATTTGATACTTTTTGGTGCTTTATCCGTAGTGTTTGCTCGGTACATCATATAAGCTAAAGTCCTTGTTCGTTCCCACTCCTTTATTTCCCTGTTTTCGTAAGCCATTCTATATAATAAAAATTCTCGCCAAGATAGTTGCCAAAACTCTTTAATTGTCAAGCCAACCTCTAGTGCGAGAATAATTATTGAATCCCAGCTATAAAATCCTATTTTTTTTTTCCTTCTTTCTTCTCATCCTTTTTAAGGTCTGGTATCATAGAATCTTGCATATATTTCATAAATGCAACCAATTGCCCATCCTTTGCAGTTAAACCACCAGCTTCATCTATCCATTCGCACACATCATATTCACTAAAATCAATTGGCTTTTGAAGGCTTTTATAACCACTTTCAGCAGCAGCCATTACGATATGTACAATTGTGTCTAAATCGTATGTGCCACTTGATAAAACTGTTATTAATTCCATTAGAGTTTTTTTCTCTAATTCACAAAAACGTTTCATCGACCAAGTACCCCATTTTAAAGGGATTGTGTTGTTGTTGTTCAGTCTTAATTCAAACATAGTTTAGTTTTTATTATGCGGTTTCAGTTTGTGTTAATGGTGGTGTTGTTACTACGAAAGTTGCAGTAAATTTAACATCATCGGCATCATCTGCTTTAACACTAAAATCGCTAATAAATACTTGACCTGAATAAGTAATATCTCCACTTGTAGGTGTAGCTTTACCCA